AATGATATAGATTGTAGTAATCCTCTAAACAACTCTAACTGCTCTGGCTATGCTGCTGCATATCAAACTCAACAATGTGATATAGATCAATTGTATGTAGAATCATGCCCTTACTACTGGGATGCTTTTGATGATTTTCAATGCGACTTAGATCCTCAATACGGCCCATTTTGTCCTGGGTACAGACAACAAGATTCTGTTGCTTATTTTGACGATAATGCTAATTACGGTTACCAAGAAGAAGACATGTGGTATGACGAAGAGTATGACGAATGGCTAGATCCCAATGATCCTTGTTATGAAAATAGGTGCGCTGGATTTACTGACTCTGATTGGTATGAGTTAGATGTGGAACAATTTGGCCAAGAACAAGTTGATGATTGGATGGGTTCAGATATAAGTTTTAGTGATGATGGTATGATAGATTTTGAAACTACACTTATAACGTCTTATGACGATGTAGATGTAATGATGGATGTATGGGATGTAGAACAAGAACAACATCATCCAGATGAAATCTTGCTAGATGAGTTTTTATTTCAAGAAAATTTTTTGGTAGAAGATTTTAGTGAACCAGAAACATTTATTGAATTTAATACAATTGAAGAATTAGAGGAATGGTTTGATGAAGAAACTAATGAGAGTTTTGAAGAAAGAGTTGAAGAAGAATTTGCAAATTTGGATGAACCAGAGGAAGAGTTTATAGAAGAAATATTTGAAGAAGAAGTAGTAGAAGAAATATTTGAGGCCATAGAAGAGCGAATGGTTGAAGCAGAAGTTGAAGAAGAAAGGTTGGAAAGAGAAGAGGTTAACGAAGAATTTCAAGAAACATTTGAAGAAGAGTTTCAGGTAGCAGAAAGAGAAGAAGCTACGGGTAAAAGCTCTCTTACCAGAGAGTTAGCTCTTAGCGTTATATCTTCTGCGGTAAAAACAGCTAATCAAAGTGTTAGCGGTACTAACTCTGGCAACTCAGTTCATGCAACTGGCAATAGCGTAGCTTCCGGAAACTCTGTAAGTTCTTCATCTAATGCTGGTTTTAGCACAAGCAGTTCTCCAAGTATGTCAGATCAATTTGCATCCTCTACCGCTCAAACAAATCAAGTGCTTAGTATGAGCAGCGTGTCCGTATCAGGATCTTCTTTTAATTCTACATCTACCCAAACAGATACAACATCTACTGATGTAACCGTTGCAGAAGTAAAAACAGAAACAACTCAAGATCAAATGGATATTTCTATTGCGTCTATTTCATCTGATACAGAAACAGAAACTACAGTAGAAAACATTATAGCTAAAAATTTACAAACAGCTCAAGATGAAGTAACAGCGCAACAAGAGGAGACTGGAGAGTACGGCTCAGAAAACGCAATTATTGCTGTTATGGGATTCTTACCAGGGTTTAATAACTATAGGATAGTTTCTATACCTGAAAAAGAATTGTGGTATGAACCTAAAAGCATTTATACTAATAACACAATATCAGATAATACCCTAGCATTTTATGAATTAGCAGGGCAAAGCATAAAAACCTTAACTGAATTGCAAAAATTACAACCAAAATTGTAGGAGACTAAAATGAACTGGTTTGAAAATAAAACAACACAAATAATAGCTTTAGTAGGTATTGTTACAACTTTAGCCGGCTTCGGCTACCAGGGCGCGCAATACGTTAATAGGTTAGATAACCTAGAAGCTCAAATAGGTGGCATAGGCGATACTGAACAAGCTCAACAAGCTATTGAAGAACGTTTTGCATCTATAGAAACATCAGTTAAGTTTTTAGAAAAAGAAATAGATAGTGTTCCAGATGTTACAGAAATAAAAACTGATATAGCTACTATTAAAGCAGATCTTCAGAGTTTAGATAAAGATGTTAAAAAACTAGAAGCTGGAAATCCATTAGCAGGTTAATAATATGAAATTTAATTTAATTAAAAATGTAGTAGGTGCTTTGGCTCCTACTCTTGGTTCAGCATTAGGTGGGCCATTAGGCGGTCAAGCAGCCTCAGTTATTGCTGGCGTACTTGGTTGTCAATCAGATCCTAAGTCTATTAATAAAGCTATTCAAGCAGCAACTCCAGAACAAATGTTAGAACTTAAAAAAGCAGAACAAGGCTTTGAGTTGCAAATGAAAGAGCTTGAAGTAGATGTATTTAAACTAGAAGTTCAAGACAAACAAGATGCTAGAGGTAAGTTTAGTAAAGACTGGACGGCTAGAATTATGGGTATTGCTGTTGTTGGTGGCTTTATGGGGTACATATTTTTAGTTACTTTACAGCCACCAGAACAAAACTCTGAAGCTCTTATTAATTTAGTTTTAGGATATTTAGGTGGCCTAGCTAGTGCCGTTATATCTTTCTATTTTGGTGCTTCAAATACCCCAGATAAAAATGACTAATAGAAAAACAGCAAGTGACGTACATTCAGATTTAAAATCTCACGAGGCAAAATGTGAAGAAAGATGGAAGACCATATTCAAAGAAACAGCAGAAATAAAAAAAGAAATGAGCGATTTAAATGGAACGCTAAAAATGGCAGTATTTGGAACTTTTGGTTTTATGGCAACACTTTTAATTGCCTCTTTAACAGGGGTAGTAGCAATATAATGAATATTTCAGACGAAGGTTTAGAACTTATAAAACATTTTGAAGGTTGTGAGCTAGAGGCATATAAATGTGCTGCAGGCGTATGGACTATTGGTTATGGTCACACCAAAGATGTTCAAGAAGGTGACATTTGGAGTGAAGAAAAAGCAGAACATATGTTATCAAAAGAACTAGAAGATGAGTATGAGCATTATGTTAATTCTCTTGTTACTGTTCCTATGAATCAATGTCAGTTTGATGCTTTGTGTTCTTGGGTATATAACCTAGGTCCAGCTAATTTAAAAAGTAGCACGCTTCTTAAAACTTTAAATTTAGGCAATTACAATGGAGTTCCAGAACAAATTATGAGATGGAACAAAGCAACGGTACATGGCGAAAGAAGAGTGTTGCCGGGTCTAACAAGAAGAAGAGAAGCAGAAACATTAATGTTTGAAGGAAAACCTTGGGAACATATATAAAATGCCTTTGCAAAAAACAATATTTAAACCAGGTATTAATAGAGAAGGTACTGACTATGATAACGATGGAGGTTGGTTTGATTGCAATTTAGTGCGTTTTAGAAAAGGTAGGCCTGAAAAGTTTGGAGGGTGGGTTAAAAATACAAGATGATTCTTTTCTTGGTACAACAAGAGCTTTGCATCCTTGGGTATCATTAGGTGGCATTAAATATTTGGGATTAGGTACTACTTTTAAATACTACATAGACGAAGGCGGAGAATTTAATGACGTTACACCAATACGATCAACAGATTTAAACGTTACTACTTTTGCAGCAACAAATGGTAGCGCTATTATTACAGCAACAGATACATCTCATGGGGCCGTTGTTAACGATTTTGTAACTATAAGTAATGCTGTTTCTTTAGGTGGAGCAATTACAGCCACAGTTTTAAACACAGAACACCAAATAACTTCTATTACTGCCAACACATATACTTTTGTAGCATCAGCTACAGCTAATGGTAGTGATACAGGTAATGGTGGAAGTGCAACAGACGCAGCTTATCAAATAAACGTAGGATTAGATGTATACGTACCTTCTGCTGGTTGGGGTGTCAATACTTGGGGAGAAGGCACTTTTGGATCTGCTAACGCTTTATCAAATACAAATCAATTAAGATTATGGACTCATGATCATTTTGGCGAAGATTTAATTATTAACCCTAGGAATGGTGGCGTTTACAAATGGGTAGAAAATAATTTGACTAGTACTAGAGCCGTTGAGCTTTCTGGTATTTCTGGAGCTAATTTAGTACCTACGGTTGCGTTACAAGTTATTACCTCAGAAAAAGACAGGCATTTAATTGTGTTAGGTGCAGATCCTATTGTTGGAACCGCTAGGACTGGTGTAATAGATCCTATGTTAATTGCATTTAGTGATCAAGAAAATGACTTAGAGTTTGAGCCAACAACTACTAATACCGCAGGCTCTTTAAGACTTTCTTCTGGATCCTCTATTATTGGTGCTGTTAAATCAAGACAAGAAATATTGGTTTGGACAGATACTGCTTTATACAGCATGCAATTTGTAGGCCCACCACTTACNTTNGCAATTAATTTAATAAATGAAGGTACTGGACTGGTTGGTCCAAAAGCTGCTGTTACTGGTCCTCAAGGAGTGTACTGGATGAGTTATAACAATTTCTATCTTTATAACGGTACTACACAAACAATACCTTGTTCCGTTCAGAATTATGTTTTTAGCGACATTAATCTTGGGCAATCTTTTAAAATTAATGCATTTACTATTGCAGATAAAAATGAAGTAGGTTGGTTTTATTGTTCCGAAAGTGCAATCGAAATAGATAAGTATGTTGTTTATAATTATGCAGAAAATTTATGGTTTTATGGAACCTTAAGTAGAACAGCTTGGTTAGATGCTGGAATAGAAAATTTTCCTAGGGCCGTAAGTGATGGTTATTTATATCAACAAGAGGTTGGTTTTGATGATGATGGATCTCCTATGACTAATGTATTTATAGAAAGTTCAGATTTTGATTTAGGTGATGGAGAACAATTTACTTTTATTAAAAGAATTATTCCTGATTTAAAATTTTTAGAAAATGATAACGCTGGAAATGTAAATATAGTTATAAAAACAAGAAACTTTCCAGGAGAGTCTTTATCTACTAACTCAATTAACGCTATTACAGAAACAACTAAACAAGCTTTTGTAAGAGGTAGAGCAAGACAACTTACCTTGAGGTTTGAGTCAGATGATGACGCAACTGATAACAAAAATTTATCTATAGGGTGGAGGCTAGGAGCAACAAGAATTGACGTTAGACCTGATGGTAAAAGATGAGCAAAATCTTACAGACTCAATTGCCTATAGCCGTAGGTCCTGTTAATTCAGAATTATTTAATAGATTAGTTAGAGTATTAGAAATAAACCTTGCATCTGTTGATGTTGACAATACTAGGCAAGTAAATGATACCGACAAAGAAACTCAAAACTTTATAGCAGGAAGTATTATATGGAATACCACATTAGGTGTGTTGCAGGTATATACTGGATTTAAGTGGGTTGATATAGGTAAAAGACTAAACAATTTTGGTTTTGAAACACAAGCAACCCTAGGTCAAATAACCGTAACAACTAACGGTAACGTGTCAATTGATGTTACCAGTAGTTATGAAGGATATGGTGTAGAAAAATGGTACAGCTAGCAGAAAAACCAGAATACCAATCAAAAAATATTTTACTAAACTATCCCGGCAGATTGGTACATTCAAGACAAAACATTTAACGCTGTTAAAGAGTCTTTACCAAAAATTATAGATTTTTACGAAAACAAAGGTAATACATCTCCTAAAAAAAATGAACTAAGTAAGATTATTAAAGAGCCATTTAAAGATGTGTATACGGTTCCTTTCTTTTCTGAAAAGTATTGCAAGATACTTGTAGACGAAATATCACACTTAGAAAATTTTTATGGATTTGAACCTAACCCAGAAGAAGATTCCTTAAGACAAATACCAGAAATAACTTTTCAAGATAATTGCCCAGAGATATATCAATCTTTAATGCAAACGATATATACTATAGGTAATCCTATATTCTTAAATATTTGGAATAGGCACGTTAATGGCGGAGCAATTCAAATAGCTAATTATAATTTAAAGGATAAAAAGCAAGGCGCTTGGCATCATGATGCTAGCGCTGATATTAGTATGGTCGTTCCTTTAAATACTGGTGAGTATCAAGGAGGCGGAACTGAATTTTTAAATCGTGGTACAGTTGAGCCATTACCTACAGGCCACGCTCTAATCTTTCCAAGCTTTACCCACATGCATAGAGGCTTACCGGTAAAGTCAGGAAATAGATACTTACTTGTATTTTGGTTAAAATGTATAGAAGAATAGGGTAGAATTTAAAAATGAATATGATAGATAACTCAGGAAAAGGATTAGCAGCTCTAGGACGCAACGAAGATCGCTTTATGGCGCACGTTGCACAAGGCGAAATGGTGGTTCCACCAGTCATCTCAGACAACACAAGAAACATGATACGCCAAGAAATGGCAGCTGTTGGTTTAAACCCAAATGAATATCAAGTTGGCGAAGGAATGTCTATTAACCCTATTACGGGTCAAGCAGAGTTTGGTTTTCTTAAAAAATTAGCAAAAAGCGTCAAAAAGGTAGTTAAAAAAATAGCACCTATAGCAGCGGTTATACCTGGCCCTTGGCAACCGTTTGCTGCTGTTTATCAAAAAGGTAGTGCCGCACTCAAAATTGCTAAAGGTGAGGGTGGTCTTGGAGACATCATGACCCTAATGGCTGGTGGTAATCAAAGTGTGTTTGGTAAAGATGGTGCGCTTACATCTATTACCTCTGGTGACTATAAAAAAATTGGTGGAGGATTTTTTGATTCTCTTGGTAGTATAGGATCTGTTACTCAAACAGATGCAGCGGGTAATATATTAAAAGACTCAGCTGGAAATGCAATCAC